ATTTTTACATGTTTACTCATGAGACAACAGTTGTGAGTCTACACCAAACGGTCACAAAGGTAAGGTTGTCGATCACTTCTCGATACAACCCGCATGATCTCGCTGCCAGAAGATGGGTGATGGTGCCTTCTTCTCGCACGTCCGGAGTCCGTAATCAACCTCAAGTACCCGAGAAAGACCTTCGTTATGAAGGAACTCGAACACTTTAAGGTCGCCAAACTGTTCAAGTCCAGCATACTCAAGCGGCGCCAAGCCATACCTGAGGATTACCTCGGAGGAGTCGACTCGGTAGTGAGGATAACCATTCTCCACCACTTTGTCGCTCCAATCGTACTTAACCACTTCGCCCACACCAACGCTCCGGAACATACGGTCCAGCACGTCGAAGGAACAATAAGGGTAAGCACCAAGCAGCAGCCCCCTTTGAAAGGCTTCTGCACGCAGACGTAGGTCACCCCTTCCAGGGAGGTCACCATTGCAAGTCATGCTAGCACGAATCAGCACTCCAAGGTTCAACATTGGGCGCCACTCTCCCGATAGGTCTCGCACTGGGGAATGCTTGAGAAATTGCAACTCGTGCGGACTGCGGAGTGGCGTGCACCCGGTAAGGATGTAGCCCACTCTAGCTGCCGCAGCTACCATGTGTGGATTCTCTTCTCCATCAACATGCGGTTGATAACTCTTAACTATTTCAACAGCAATCGCAAGGTTCGCTAAGTTATTGATGGCAGTAGTTATAGTGCTACCACTCAAAAGCTTCGGACCCTTGGGTTTGAGGAAAACGACTTTCTTCTTATCAGCCACTGAAACAATCCGCAAAGGGAGTTTACACTGGTCAATAAGGCGTTGCATATCACGCTTGGTGGTGTCAGTAGGCATTAAGTTCAATAATGCATCGAAAACAGCAACACCATGGGACGCATCGCATGACGAGATATCAAGGTTATACAATTTAACGCTTCCGTCCGGTTGTCGAACACTCAGACAGGAATCGTCAGAAAAGTAAACGAAATAAAACCTTCCGCTCGGGTCGATTAAATTCCGAAAGTGAATCTCAAGCTGATAGGGGTCAGGAGACTTACAAAAAGCGAGAGTGCCACCGTGTATCTCAAGGTTTTCAGCCGCTTGGGCA